GAGATGCTCGGTCGTATCACGCTGATGCTTGAGAACCTGCCCTTCTTTCTGCAGCCCGGTTGTAAGGTACTAAACAAGACCTCCATCGAGTTCTCGAACAACTCAAAGATCATCTCCTCTTCGACGTCCTCGAGCTCGATTCGTGGTCTCTCGGTGTCGCTTCTGTTCCTGGATGAGTTCGCGTTCGTTCAGAACGACGCTGAGTTCTATACCTCGACGTATCCGGTCATCTCCTCGGGTAAGCAGACAAAGATCGTCGTTACCTCGACGCCGAACGGTCTTGGTAATGTCTTTCATAAACTCTGGGAGGGAGCGGTACAGCAGACGAACAACTTTAAGCCGTTCACCGTCAACTGGTGGAACGTACCGGGCCGTGACGAGGCGTGGAAGCAGGAGACGATTGCGAATACTTCTGAGCTTCAGTTTAAGCAGGAGTATGAGGTCGACTTTATCGGTTCCGGCGAGACACTGATCTCTGGTGATAAGCTTCTCAAACTCAAGGCAGAGAATCCGATCTACGAGCAGGACGGCGTGAAGGTGTACGAACGACCGAATTCCGACTCGCACTACATGATGTTCGTTGATGTTGCCAAGGGTCGAGGGCAGGACTACTCGACGTTCAATGTCGTTGACGTCTCGAGCAAACCGTTTCGTCAGGTGGCCGTCTTTCGAGACAACATGATCTCTCCTCTGCTATTTCCGGATGTGATCTATAAGTATGCTCGAACGTACAACGATGCATACGTTCTTATCGAGTCGAACGACGCCGGTCAGGTGGTCTGCAACGGACTGTACTACGAGCTCGAGTACGAGAACGTCTACGTCGAGTCCGCGGTCAAAGCGGGATCGATCGGTATCACAATGAATCGCAAGGTAAAACGCATCGGCACCTCGACAATCAAGGATCTGATTGAGCAGGATCAGCTTCAGATACGCGACTCGAATACGATTCTTGAGCTGTCGACTTTCGTGGCTCGCGGTTCGTCGTACGAGGCATCGAACGGTAATCACGACGATCTGGTCATGAACCTCGTTCTTTTTGGTTGGTTTACGACCACACCACTCTTTATGGACTACACCGATATCGATGTCAAGCGACTCATGTACGAGGAACAGATGCGAATGATTGAGGACGACATGGTACCCTTTGGCATTGTCGACGACGGACAGCAGAGCGACACAGAGGTCGTTCAGGGAGACGTCTGGACTTCCATCGAGGATCCTGGATTTGGTACCTTTAACTGAGAAATCCCGTTATTTATAAATATAATTATGAAATCCCACCGTATTATGAAAATCTCATAAATTAAACTGAGTAAGTAAAGAGGAAATACAAATGGCGTTTATGGTTTCACCAGGCGTTGAGATCAACGAAATTGATCTTACAAACGTCGTTCCCGCTGTTTCGACGTCAATCGGCGCGATCGCTGGATCCTATGCATGGGGTCCGGTTGAAGAGATCGTCCAGGTTGGCTCAGAAGACGAGCTTGTTTCTCGTTTTTTTCAGCCGAACGACACAACATTCAAATACTTTTTCCCCGCCGCGCAGTTCCTGCAGTACTCAAACGATCTTCGAGTCGTTCGTACCGCCAATGACGGTCAGCTAAATGCTTCACAGTCATCCGGCGAGCTGATCAAGAACGAGTCGGACTACGAGAATAAGGCAAGCTTCTCGACGGGCAACAATTATCTTGCTAAGTATCCGGGTGAACTCGGTAATGCTCTTGGCGTATGGGTTATTACATCCGCCGATGCGTTTACCGATCCGACGTTCACCGCCACCGGATACGATACGCTGTTTAACGATGCTCCTGGCACCTCGGCCTTTGCTGAGCGTAAGGGTGTATCCGATGATGAGCTTCATATTGTTGTCTACGATGCTACGGGTGCGATCAGCGGTACACGCGGCGAGGTTCTCGAGACCTTTGAAGGACTCTCTCAGGCACGTGGTGCCAAGCGTCTTTCGGGTGCGAATAACTACTACGTCGACGTACTGAATAATCAGTCACGTTATCTCTGGGTTGGTGAGACTGATTCTCAGCTTCCTGATTCCGGTAAGCGTGTCACCGATTCGACACTTCAGACCGATTCGGACGGTCCGTACTATACGACGGTTACCTCACCGCTGAGCTACTCATTCACTGGTGGTTCCGACGGTACTGTTGCGGATGCATCCATCGCTGAGATTCAGACGGCATACGATCTGTTCCAGGATGCTGAGACCGTTGATGTCAACTTTATCATTGGCCCTCAGGTCGCAGATCCGGATGACGAGGTTATTGCTAACTATCTGATCTCGATCGCCAATGATCGTCGCGATGTGATCGCGGTCGTCTCTCCAAGTATCGAGCGTACCGTTAATAACATCAATGCGGCGGAGGATGTCATCGACTGGGCGGATAATATTACATCGTCCTCGTACGGTGTTCTTGATTCCGGTGCACTGTACGTCTTTGACAAGTACAACGATGTATATCGCTGGGTTGTTGCGTCGGGTTCGATCGCAGGTCTCTGCGCGTATACCGATAACGTTTCCGATCCTTGGTTCTCTCCTGCCGGATTTAATCGCGGTCAGCTGCGTAATGTGGTAAAGCTTGCGTTCAATCCGATCCAGGCTGAGCGTGATTCACTCTACAAGGCTCGTGTCAATCCGATCGTTTCGTTCCCTGGCCAGGGTATCGTCCTCTATGGCGACAAGACCGCTCAGGCCAAGGCATCCGCGTTCGATCGTATCAACGTTCGTCGTCTGTTCATTACTCTTGAGAAGGCAATCTCAACGGCTTCCAAATCACTTCTCTTTGAGCTCAACGACGAGTTCACACGTGCTCAGTTCCGTAACCTGGTTGAGCCGTTCCTGCGTGATGTTCAGGGTCGTCGTGGACTTACTGCATTCAGCGTGGTCTGTGACGAAACGAACAACACGCCGCAGGTCATCGATACGAATCGATTTGTTGCGGACATCTTTATTCAGCCGGCTCGTTCGATCAACTTCATCACGCTTAACTTCGTCGCGGTACGTACCGGAGTTCAGTTCGAAGAGATCGCCGGCGAGATTTAATCCAAGGAGTAATAAGAAATGACACTTCGCGTAGACGACTTTAAGGCTAAACTGACTGGTGGCGGTGCACGCTCCAATCTGTTCAAGGCCACGGTCTCGTATCCAGGGTATGCCGCCGGTGATGTTGAACTGACATCATTCATGTGTAAGGCGGCGGCTCTTCCTGCGTCGATCATTGCTCCGATCACGGTCCCTTTCCGTGGTCGTCAGCTTCAGATCGCGGGTGACCGTACCTTCGAGCCATGGACCATCACTGTCATCAACGACACCAACTTTGCCGTTCGCAACGCCTTCGAGCGTTGGATGAATGGTATCAATGCTCACTCAGAGAATAGCGGTCTTACAAATCCAACGGACTATAAGGCCGATATGATCATCGAGCAGCTCGATAAGACTGGTGTTGCAGTTAAACGGTACGACTTCCGTGGTACATTCCCAACTAATCTTTCTGCGATTGACGTCTCGTATGATACTGAGAACGAAATCGAAGAGTTTACTGTTGAGCTCCAGGTTGATTATTGGTCTTCGGGTACAACGGACTAAATAAATAATGTAAACGGACTGACGGGGAGGGTAACCTCCCCCGATGTCTTTATTGAGTTATTGGAGTGTGTAAGTAATGGCAGATCCTCAAGAAGACCGTTCATTTTCTCTTTTTGGGTTTGAGATTAAACGCAAGTCTCAAACCGAAAGTGAGGAGTCGCGTAAGCTCTCGTTCGTTCCTCCCACCGAGGAGGACGGTACTGGTCAGGTCATTAACGCTGGTGGCTACTACGGTCAGTACGTCGATCTCGACGGTACCGGTACAAAGAACGATAAGGATCTGATCTACAAGTATCGAGACCTGGCTCAGAATCCGGAGTGCGACGCCGCGGTCGAGGACATCGTGAACGAGGCTATCGTATCAGACGACGAATCCGCTCCGGTTTCGATCAATCTCGACGATCTGGAAGAGAACCAGGCCTCGGATAAGATCAAGGAAATGATTCGAGACGAGTTCGATAAGGTCGTTGAGCTGCTGGACTTTAACTCCAAGGGTCACGACATCTTTCGTCGCTGGTACATCGACGGTAAGATCTACTATCATAAGATCGTTGATCCAAAGAATCCTAAGAAGGGTATTCTTGAGATTCGCTACATCGATCCGACCAAGATGCGCAAGGTGCGCGAGGTCAAGGAGGAGTACGACGAGAAGACTCGTACCAAGATGGTCAAGGGGATCAACGAGTACTTCATCTATCAGAATCAGACACTGACTCAGATGTCTCAGGGTCTTAAGATCTCGCCGGATGCGGTCTCATACGTGACCTCCGGTGTTACGGACTCGTCGCGCAAACGAGTTCTATCGTACCTACACAAGGCACTCAAGCCGGTCAATCAGCTACGCATGATGGAGGACTCGCTGGTCATCTATCGTCTGTCGCGTGCTCCGGAACGTCGAATCTTCTACATCGACG